TTACCGTTATACTTATTGAGTAGTTCATCGAATTGCTTGATTCGATCTTGTCCAACAACGAGAATTACCTTAGAGAATTTCTTCTGCAACTCTTGCATGATTTGGATAATAGTACGAGCATTGGATTTTACGATGATGTTGCCGAATGCTTTCTTTGCAAGCATGATCTTATCATCGTAATCTAGAGGATTTTTCTTAGCGTCTTGGCTGTGAGAAACGTAGATCAGCGGTGTTGCCGCTTCTGATCTTGCGACAGATTTGATTTTGTTGACTAGCTTTTCATGTCCAACAGTAATTGGATTCATTCTGCCCCAACCCAAAACTACTGTCTTATTTGGAGCTTCTTCAAGCTTGGGATTGATCTCAATAGCGTTCTTCACTAAGAGTTCATCTTTTACTTTCTTCGAAGCCGTCTTTGGCTTCTCTGTCTTATCCGTCTTCTTTTTAGAAGTCGTTTCTTCACCAGAGTTCGCCTCTGGATTTTCCATAGAATCGTCTTGCATTTCTCTTCCTCTATCGTAGGTTTACCGTAGTCTTACTACAATGATGTGTTATATACTATTTATAAATTACAGTAGTTCCTTAGATTTTTCCCAACTTTGCTCTACTGAGTTAAAATACTCTTTAGTGCTAGCCAGTTCTTCTAGTGCTTCTTTTTCTAAAGCCTCTACGCTCATACGATTTTTCTTTAACAGTTCGCATTTTTCTTCTACTTGACGTAACTTATCACGTACACTTTCAAGTAATCGCCTTGCGTCCTTTTCAGCTTGAATTGCGATTGTCGGATCTACAGGCTCTTCTTCGATAGCTGGCATTACAGGAAAATCTTCTTCTTCAATCTCAGCATCTAGATATACGGGATCACTCAATTCATCTGAAAGTTCAGCTTCAGCATTTTCAATATGATCATTAAGCTGATCAATTAACACTGATTTGGTAAGTCTTCTATCCAATTCAATACCGACTGTACGACCATAAGCTTCTAGTTCATCTTTTGTCATATCAATAAATTCCATAATTAATCCTCTGATTTAACTAATGTAAAGATACCATAAGCAATTGCACCATATGCTGCCCAGCCGATTAAACCTTGAAACATAAGAGCGATTACTCCAACTGCGATAAGAACTCCACCATCCCAAGACGTGCGTTCCATTAATCTGTTTTTTAACCAATTCATAATTTTCTCCTTTATAAAATCGAAAGCAGGCAAGAAGCCTGCTTTTTGTTAGACTTCATAGTCTATTTATCATTTACTGGACATGACCTCTTTGAGATACATCATGCACTGTTTCGATTCCTCGTGGTAACCCTGCCTTGCGAGTTCCGCCGCTGCCCGTGAGTAACCCACCATCTGCGAATACCGATCTAGTGAAGACCACAATCCCGATAAAGGTGAAAATACATAGTTGCTTACTAAAGCCGTCATTAGACCCACCCCCGTAAATTTTCATTTGTACGAATTTCAGAATCTCTGCTCCATGCTCCGGTGGCTACGGAATATATTTCTCCACGACTAATACCTAAATCTCTTAGATCACGGTCTGTAAGTTTGTTTAATTCTTTGATTGTTCTTTTAACTTCTCTTCGATCAGACCATCGCTTCATTACGTTCATGTAAATGTCTACGATGAATGATAGATTGAGAAAGCTTGCGGCAGTAAGTACCATTTGCGTCACATTCATCTCCTTATGTGTATGTTGTGTTTATGTCAATCTTGTTGACACATTTATTTATACACTAAAAGTGATTTTTTGTGATGCTAAATCCGAATACCCGTGATGCGGCAAATGACTTACTTCTGCCAGCCCTTGATGAACTCATCTGAGAAGTTTGCTTTTGAGAAGCCCATTCGATCTACAAGCTTAACTGCATTCTTACCCATTCTATCGATTGCAACAAAGCCCTCTTGTTCTGTGACTTTATAACCATCTTTTGTTTTTAAGAAAGTGCCAATAGCCTTTGCTTTGTCTAGCTTACTGATAATGAGTAGTTTTATTTCAACGATCATATTATACAGTTCAAACAATGCGACAATTTGAGACTTGTCAACGTTTGAAAAATATGCCATTACTTCTTTTCGTCTTTCCGCTCTACCGGCTTTACCTTTTTCGGACTTTAGCTTGTCAATTTCTTTTTGGTAGTACTCATAGATCCAGCTTACCATGTCAGTAACAAACTTAGAAGGATCTGCAATCTTTTCACCTGCACGTACTTTTACGTTCAGATATGTTTTAACTCTTGTAAGCAACTCTTCGTTCTCTGTTATGCCATCAAACGTTGCTTTGTTTACTTTATTGAATTGTTTACCTGCGGCTGATAATAGCAGAGTAACCGCATCTGTCTCTGTTTTTGTCATTGTGGCGTTACCAGTTACATCTTTATATACTGCGTCTACTGACCAGACTGACCTCGTGTCTTTGAGATTGCTTGCGATCTTTTCTCCAAAAGACGCTGACATTGATTCAAAAGATTTTCCTCTGTAGTTAGTGTGCCAAACCACACCGATCTCGGATCTGAGGATTTTAGAAGCAAGCGGGCTTTTCGCTGGTATAGCGTAAACAATCGTATTAGGATGAAAAGTAATATACGATTCTCCATCAATCTCCACTTTCTTAATATCTTTCTTCGCATATAGGAAATCACCTTGTATCACTCCTTTAATATTCATAGATGGCAAATGTTTCAATGCCAAATTCATTTTTATATTCAAATCACCTTTTGTATCAGCATCAACATCCGCTTTAGTCTTATAGACCTTAGGGTTCTTATTGAAGATGCCTTTCTTCGCAACAAAAAACTTACCGTCTGAAGGATCAATGCCTGCAAACACTGCTGGAGCACCGTCCCATTTGACAGTTACATTAACTGCGGAACGAGAATTACCTGCCAACATATCACGTAGAGATCGTAGATAGTTTATAGACTGTCTTGCTCCATCGACACCTGCATTCAGCAAGTTGTCTTCGAGGTGTTCCATGTGAGTGTTTTTGTCTTCAGTCAAAAATGATGAAAGGCGTTGCATTCTATGCTCCAAATAATTTTTTTACGTCTTCAGAATTATCGAGGCTGTACTTAGACTTAATATCAGTCTTCAGTCTACCTTGACAACGATATCCAGCGCCAACAACACGATAGTCTTCGCCTTCTATTTTTCTTGCTTTACTTCCAGATGGTCCTAATCTAAATTCGATATTAACAGATCCTTTATATTCTGGAACATCTAATTTTAAGGGATTGCTTCCTAGATAAAAGAGACCTGCTTTACCGATTTGTATATAATACACATTCTTTCGGTTATATGCTTTAGCTATTATTTTTGCTGAGTCGAAAGATTGGATTGCGTTCATCTTACCAAGATAGCCAGCTTTCTGTGCCGCTGACCACGCTTCTTTAGTGACTGAACCGAAAGGAATTGTGTATGGTGTTTTTTTGTGAAATGCTACTGGCTCTTGCTTACGAATAAAATTAACCCATTCTTTAAGTGCTTTGTCTTGCTTTTTTGCCGCTTCTATAAAAAATGGAATGGCGTCATCTTCTACCGCATCCGGTTTGACTAAAGTGTGGGTCTTATTTAATGTATCTATTCGTATAGACGTACCGCCCATTTGAGCATTCTTGTCTAATTTGATTTCGATATTGAATTCTTTACCGTTGTATAATGCTTCAATATCCCCTGCGCCTTGATTACTGTATCCTGCACCTGGTTTACTACCGACATCTAATCCCTTCACTCCAGCAGATTTCATTGCATCGAAAACTTTCTTTTCGTATGCTAGCCCTTTTGCGCCGACTGATTCGGTAATAAAACTTTTAAATCTGACTGTCATTTTTTAACCTTGAATTTAGTATCGTTTGGGTATTCACCAGCTTTAGAATTTCTTAACTCAATTACATAGTCTTCAACAGTATTACTACATAATATCGTAATCTGCTTAGACTTTGTAGATGGATATCTTATATCATCAATCTTTATATTTTGAGATAACTTATCCAGCTTATCTTTGCCTAACCAGAAGACTTTCCACCCAGTTCGCATACGCCGTACATAAAAATAGTTCATACCCCATGCCCTATTGAAAATCTTTTCGATCTCTCTTGCGTTGGCTCTAGGTACTGCGAGTTTCGGTCTAACTTTATTTATATTACCTCGTTCATCAAACCCAGCTTGGACCTTGTTTAGATCGACTCCAAATGTCTTTAGAAAGGTAGCGCCAGCTGAATTGGGCTGTAAATTACCTTCTCTATCAAACAAAGAAGCGGCACCTGAGTATGAACTGAAAGTATTACCGTTAATGTCTTTGAGTGATATGTACCATGGGTTTCCTTGATTATCAGTCAGTATGATATCGCCGATAATCGCACCAAGCTTATCTATCGGTATGCCTTCTTTCTTAGTGGCACCAGTTCTCTGCACAGCACTAACGATTTCTGCGTTAGCAAAGGGAGCATATGACTCACTCATCATATTCACAACCTCAGAAGTTTCATTGTCTGTGCGAGTTTTAAAGTAATTGTCAAGCGTCTTAACTGTTCTTACCTCAAACTTTTCACCTGCATTCGCACCTCTTGCTATGATGATGTCAAACTTCAGACCGCTAAATGTGAAACTATAGCTAGGAAACTTAGAACTATTTGGAGATATGGAATTGAAAGTCACACTCTCAAGGCTAGTATCTTTGCGTAACTGCATCTTTAAATGATCAATTACTGCTTGGCTTGTATCGTCATTCTTATTGATAAGTTGAAGCCTAAACTCACGAACAGACTTGTCGTTTGTTCCTGGTTTACCTTTTGGATACAAAGGAGCAACCTGATAATTCTTTATCTTTACGATAGAGTTCAGGTTTTCTCCGATCTTTTCGTATACTTCCATACTCATGTGATAGTAGATTCCTCTTGTTTATATCTACTATTTATGAGTTGTCAGTTAAGCATTCTTGCACACGTAAGAACTGAGTTTTCACCCAAACAATCAGTCCATTGGTGATAAACAACTGCTACTACTATTCCCAAAATCATGAATGTCAATGATACTCTTAGCCAGAATTCTGTATCATTCATATTAGTTTCTCCTCATTGTAGCATATTCTACGGGGTCTTGATCTCTTGTGACCGGAACGAGATTGGACTTATGCATTGTGGCGATACCGACGATGTAGTCTCCTGTGTAGACTTGTCTTTCTTTTTTTCTTCCTCCGTCTGGAATTCCATGAACTGGGCTCTTCTCCGAGACTGATTGATAATTCTGCTTAGAAACTGTCGTTGTCGGTGGGACATAAGGTACAAACTCCTTTTTCTTTGGTTTTAGTTTGCCTGATATATACAAGACGTATTCATCAAGCGTATCGAACTGACATGAATGCATGTGATTGCGTCTCATGTCTTTGTTGTATTGTCTCCACTGAACTTCGACTTTTTTCATGTCAAGTTTTTTGGGCTTACGCTTTTTTGACTTTGGAGCGTAAACACCTTTAATTATATGCATACTCATCGGTTCATCTCCTTAGAGTATACTTCTTTTACCCACTTAATGGGTATGCCAGACATTCTACTGGCATTTTTCTGAACTCTCATAGCATCGTAGCCACTGAGTCCAGATTCGAGGATTTCCGCTTCTTCTAGTGCGTACTTAACTTCCCGAATGGTTTCTTCTTTTAGTACCATAATAAACATACCTCATCTGATCTACACCCATTTGGGTGTGCTTCGGATACTCACCAGAAAATTCGACCTTAAGTAGATCGTCCTCTCTGATTAGATGTTTATGATTATGCACTATTTTGTCCCAATTGTCAAGCATTTTTTTCGACAATTTTTTGAGGTATCTTTCTGATAATATAGGATCGTTTTCAATGTTTTTTGTGTACTGAGCCATCAAGTATATAGGTACTGACGAACTGATACATCCGTCTACTAATTCCATAGCTTCAATATCTAGAAAGACTCCTTCATCTGGAGTCACGAACATTAATTTCATCCCTTTATTGTTGTAGGTGATGCTATTTATTTTTGTGAAGTTTTCACATAGTTTATGGATGAGATTATAAAATGTATAAATAACAGCATGGGTGCGTGTGAATGTGTAACAACACAAGAGGCAAGTGTGAACGTTTTTAAACAACTCACAGAAGGAATAACTGGGGTAGCATCTCGAATGCAGGTGGGGTTCCTCCCAGTCACGCAAACTACTTAGAGAAGGCAACTTTTGGTTGCCTTTTCTTTTGGGCAACATCCTTAACAAAGAAGTCAGGCGTATATCCATCAAAGCCGCTACCTGCATTCAGTAACGACAGCATTCTATTTGCATCTTCTGCACTTTTGGTGATATAGAGATTTAACCCAGAAGACTTCTCTAGGACATGAAACTCTCTTGAAACCTTCTTCACAAGGTAGAGCATTACTTTTTATTCTCTAACTTCTTAATTCTAAGGTCTAGTTCGGGCCACACATCAAACTCGTGGAGTTCTTTACATGGGTGACTATTCTTCTCTAGTTCAATGATTCTGGCTTCTAGTTCATCGATTTTCTTTGAGACGTTTGGGTACTTGGTTTTCCAAGCAATGTTCTCTTTGTCGAGGATATCAATGCCATACCTTTCTGTTGCCCAGTCTGCAATATCGTCAAAGCGATTATAGCACCAGATGCCAGCCCTTGTATCTTTAAACCACTTAGTTGATGCGGCACCCAACAGCGACCCCGCAATACTGCTTACCATCCACAACCACATAAGTTTCTCCTAACTAATAAGTCTTATTACTCGATGAATTCTTCCCGATTTCATCAATGAGTTGAATTTTTTCCAATATTTTGTTATCATGTTTCCTTTATTTAAATCCACCGAAGTTTGGTTTTTTGTCTCCGGTTCTTTTTCTGTACGATATAACACTATCGTCATTACCCTCTTTTCGTTCTTCTTTCATGCGACTAGCAAAGTTACCTTTGTCTGCAACAGGAGTATCATCAACTAAGTCTTGTGCCGAATCTTCAGCATCAAACAATTTCATCTTAGATCGATCAATTCCAATTACAAAACGTTTCAGATAGTTTGTGTCGCCCCATCTGTTTTTTAATTGCTTTACCATAAGTTGACCTAGACCCTCTAACTCTTCAGTTGAGATTAAGCCAAACATAAAGTCAGCAGTAGCAGGTAGACCGAACGATTCAGAAGTATCTTCTAAGTTCAAATCTGAACTACTATAGCCAGTACGGGTTGTCTGTGTCGCACTTAAGATTGGCACATTAAACTCTACTGCTAAACCACGTAACTCTTCTGCAATTGCTTTAATCATTGTGTAAGAATTGACATTAGCACCTGCCCTCAATCTAGCACTTGTGCATATATTTAGATAATCTATATACACGATATCTGGATGGAAGTTTTTCTTTAGCTTCAATTCATTCAAAAGATGTCTAAAGTGTGCAGAGCCTGCGCTTGCTGTAGGATATTCTTTGACAATCAACTTACCAGTTGTCTTGCCTCTCACTCTATTAATTCGCTTCATATACACATCTTTAGGTATCTCTTGCAAGGCATCAATAGTGGTATTCAGCAAGTTGGCATCAATACGTTCAGCAATCTTTTCTTCTGCCATTTCCATAGTGATGTATAGAACGTTCTTACCATTCATAAGATTTGCAGATGCACAGTGGGTCATGAACAAAGTTTTACCGACACCAGTACCAGCTAGAGCAATACTCAGAGACTTACGAGATAGACCACCTTTAGTGATCTTATTGAATAAGTCCAAATCAAACTCTACTTTGTCTTCTTTTGTGTGATAGAAGGCATATCGATCTTCGGGCTGTTCTAGAAAATCGTGACCAATGTTTTGATCAAAAGACACACCGAGTGCCTTAGTCAACAGATCAGGAATAGAACCCTTATCTAAGTTGGCGTGATTGCCATCTAACACAAGAATGGATTCACGTACAGCGTTGAAGACTGCCTTGTCTTGGCAGAACTTCTCAGTTTTATCAACGATCCATTCTAAATCAGTTTTAGGATCATATTCTAAACCTTCGATTGTTTCAACTATAGTAGTATACTGGTCGTCTGATATATTGCTTTTTTCATCGATAGCAATCTTTAAGGCGCTTTTTGTTGGTATACTATTATAGTCTGCAATGTATTGTGTTATACTTTTGAAGACCATTTTCTCAGTAAAGTCACCGAAGTACTCTTCACTGAGAAATGGTATAACTCTTCGCATGTAGTCTTCATTATGTAAGAGTCCCGCAAGAACGGTGGTTTCAATCATTCGCTACTGTCTCCTCATTAGCGATTGGAGCTTCTACACGATCTGGTACTTGACTGTCATCATTGATGAGACCCGCACTAGAAGCAATAGTATACACGTTTTCAATGTGTTTGGCAAGACCAGTTTTTTCAAACATCATCAGCCAGAACTCTTTATTGTCAACGATCTCTTTTGCTCTCATTAACTTCTCAGTTAAGACTTCACCAGTGTCGGGATTGAGTGCTTCGTACCATCCAACTTTAGGCTTATGCACAAAGCCAGCTTTCTCTGCCACTTCAAGTAGTCCAGACCACTTCATAATACCACCATCAAACGTAACGGTAATTGGTATCTGAGATTTCTCACGTACATGGCGAGACTTCTCGATATTAATAACAAAGTGGTAGCCCTTAATCTCTTGACCTTCTTTCTCTTGTCTACGACCGATAATCCAAATCGCATCGGCAGAATAATATGCACCAGTACCGCCGGATACGATGTCTTTAGGGAACATGCCAATCTCTTTGTACGTGTGATTGACACAGATCAAAGGAATATCTTTCAGATTAAGGTGAGGTGTCACAATACGGAACAAAGATTTCATCTGCTTTGCACGTGACATGTCTGCTACCGACTTACCGTCCATAGCATCGTCTACTTCTTTCTTAGATGCAAGATTACCAATTGAATCGATAACAATACAAACATTGTCATCTTTATTCAGATCATTTAGCTGATTGGTAATATCGAACTTCAACTGCTCAACGTCAGTGATTGGCGTATGAATAACACGATCCATATCAATACCAAACGACTGAAAGTACTCCGGAGGAGTACCAAACTCACTATCATAAAACAAGATGACGCCATCTTTATGCTTCTTCTGATGTGCGGCTGCCATAAGCAACGCAAACGCTGATTTGAAATGCTTAGATGGACCTGCTAACATTAGCAAGCCTGGACTTAGTCCGCCATCTAGTCGACCAGACAATGCAACATTTACCATAGGCACAGAAGTTTGTGCCATTTCTTTCTTACCAAAGACTTTTGAGTCCATGATAGGCGCAGTTGATTTGATCGTTGAGTTTTTAGCCAATCTTTCCATTAACGATGTCATATTTTATTCTCCATTCATAATTTTATAAAGCTTATCGGCAAACGCATCGATCTTTTCATATCGATTCGGCCAATAAATATAGTCTTTCTCTGGATTCGCCTTCAAGTTATCCAGTAGCGGTATGATGTTATCATACAAGGTTTTTGCACGTGTGTCAACACTTTTAATCTTTTCTACGAGAACTTCGTGTTCTTCGTTTGCTTTTCGAACTGATTCAAGTTCGTGTTCGTCTACGGCTGTAAAGCCAAAATCAAATATATCGTCTGTCATGAGAAAAATCCCTCCAATGAGTTTATATGTTCAAGTTCCCAGTTGATTGCGTCAGACACCATCTTCAGTGGTTCTTTGAACGTTTTGTTAAATTGAGTTTCATAGTCAACATCACTATCTAGACCAAACTCTTTAGGCAAAAACTGTGGAAAAGATATTACATTTTCCATCAAAGGATTAGGCATCTTCATATAACAGAATTTTACTTTACTGCCATTCTTAACTTCTTCTACGGACAGACCATGTTTCTTGATCTGCTGATTGAAGAGAAGTGCGCCTCTGACGTGGATAGGAGTACCTTTCTTATAGATGGTATTTCTATCTTGCCACTTCTCAATATCACTGACACCACGAGGAAACGATACGTCTTCAGGTGGTAAAGATTTGAACTCTTCATAAAAATTCTTTACGAATTCTTGTAGTTCTTTCTCAGTAGAGTTAAGCATAATTCGGTATGCTTTTACGAATTTATCACGAACCACTTGTGGTGTAGAAGACTTCACAGCTTCAATGCCCATGATCTTTAGTTTGGGTTCAGCGTATTGTACCCCTTCGTTGTTATATACGTTAAGTATATAGCGTTTCTTTGCCATCCATATGCCCTTATCAGCGATAGCTTCACGTGCCATCACCATTCGGTTGTCATATGCATTCATACTTTCAAACAGATTGTGATACGCTTTCTCTAAGATAGGTACTAGTTTTTGTTCACACGCTTGATCAATAAACTTCACAGGATCTTTTGGCTTCACTGCTTCTACCAGAGGTCCCATGTTTACATACAATGAATCAGTGTCCATCGCAATCACATAGTCTTCACCTTCACTTTTCAATATCTTGTTCATTGCAGTGTTCATGGCTTGCTCTGCCCATTTAATCGATAACTGACCAGACAAGGTAATGCCTTCTGCAATGAGCATTTCAAAGTATCTGAAGTACTGATTGCCGAGTGCGCCATAAAGAGAGTTCAACAAAATCTTAATAGCCTGTTGAGTGTTTTCAAGTCTATTTATTTCTCGTTTTAGTTCTGGTGAATTTTTAGACTCATTTTCTTGTTTAAGTCGAAGCATATCTTTTTTGATCGAAGCACGTTCATCATATAGACCAATAATGATTGTCGGGAATACACCACGTTCATCTTTACGATACATCGAACCGTTTGCGGCGACAGACAAGTTGCGTTCACGTGGTTCTTCTGACACTGGATTCTTTAGATAATGCTCAACACCGCTTGCAGTGAAATCATCGCCCTTTACCAAAGTCTCTGGTGACATGTTGTATTGCACAATCAGATTTGGATACAGAGAGTTTAAGTCAAATGATGTTACCCATTCAGTCATACCTACTTTAGGCTCTTTTACATAGCCACCAGGATATGGATCTTTGTGTTTACGAACTGCGGGTGGCACTGCAATTTTGCGATCACTCAGATATCGATATATGATTGAATCCCATATACCAGTAGTGCCGAACGCATCATTGTAGTTTACGCCACCCTTGTACGCCACAATCAAAGCCAAGTCCATCAGACCAGTTTGCTTATCAATCTTATCCACAACTTGAACGTCACGAATATTATAGTCGATAAACTTTTGATGATTATGCTTATAGAGTCCGTGCAGAGAACCGTATTCTGAGTAAGAGAGTTTTTTCTCACCAAGAACCACAGACGCAATATGATCTAATGCATAAGAGGCTTGATTGCCGTACGTGTAACCAAATTTTTGAAACAGATCAAAGTAATCGACTTGCTGAACACCGTAAATCTCATATGCGTCCATTTCTTTACCTTTGATACCAATCTTTCTATACTTTGTGATACCAAACGGGGAGAACTGTTTCGCTACTTTATCACCGAGTATACGAATGGTTCTATTGATCATGTATGGAATATCAAAGAGTCGAATGTTCCAACCAGTAATGATGTCTGGACAATTGGCATGCCAAAAAGTGAGAAACTTTAAGATTAAGTCTTCTTCATCT